ATTTGAAAGACCGACACTTGTACGACCGGGGCGTGCGACCAGCCCGTCTCCCCAATCGAGACCCACATCGTTGTCCGCGGCGGCCCGCTAGAGGCGCTGGGCTGATCCCAGCGCGCGGCACCGGCCTCCGGCGTCGGGACCGGAAGCGGATCCGGCGGAACGACCGGGCCACTCGATCCCCACAGGCCCTCGTCCCACACCTCGGACGGGGCAGAAAGCGTCCCGGCCGGCGGCGGCGGCGGAATGTCTATGCTGTAGTTGACGCAGGCCGAGACGGACGGAATGAACGTATCGTTCGCGCGCCCGAAAAACGCACAGCGCGCCTGCGTCAGTGTGAACGTGACAGGCGGCTCGCCGAACGTTTCCCAACCCCCGACATAGGTGCAGGTGTAGGCCCGCAGCGGGTACGCAGTGCTTCCCTCCACGGCCGGCAAGATCGGGCGCACGGCACTGTAGTCGGATCCACCAAAATCGGCCTGCACGATGCGACCGTCCTGCGTGCTAAAGTACATATTGCCGGAAAGGACGCAAAACTGCAGGGCATCCCAGCCCCGATACAGCGACCAGGCGCCAGTCACCGTATTGGCAACGAGGCAGCGCCAGTCACCTTCCAAGCCACCCGGCAAGGTAACGAACAAGGCGCCTAAATCGTCCCACTTGCACATGCTCCAGGGCCGGTCCTCCTTGTCCAGGACTTCCTGCTGCCAGAGCGGATGAACGACGCGCGTAAGAGCCGAAAATTCCAATGCGGCGACGTCCTTCGTCTGCACCTGACTTATCGGCACCAGGCCGTCCACCGTGATGATCAGAACGTCGCCGCCAATGTTCAGCCATGAATTCTTTCCCATTGGTCGCGACATCTGATAGCGCCCTTGCTGGCGCCAGTTCGCAACGTCGCTCGGATTGGTGCCGCTAAAGATCGCGACCTCGCCCTCGGTCGTGACGAAAATGCACTTGTCGTCAATGCCATCCCCGGCCGAAACCGACCAAGTGCAGCCAAACAGCAGCGTGCCGCCCTTGTTGAATGAACCGGAGAGCGGAATATTCAGCAGCGCGCCGCCAACGGCGTCAATGTCGAGATACCACGCATTCATGCTGCCGCCCTGAATGAAGAACAGGCGGCGCCGATACTTCCAGACCTGCGTAAGACCGTGCCCGTCCACGACGGGAGTGCCAGCCGGTCCGGTAAGTCTGCCTGGCTGCCCAGCCGGCGGCGTGTAGGACGGGATCAACTGCACCCAGCTGGTACCGTTGAAGCGCAACGGATAGTCGCCGGTGTCATTGACCGCAAGCAGCCAGTCACCGCCGGCGTTGGAGAATTGCGCGGTCGAGAAGTAACCGTCAGCGAGCGTGACGCCGGTAATGAGTGCCGCCGTTGCCGATGTCACGTCGTAGAGCTTGTGGGCGTTCGTGGCGAACAGCTTGCGCAGCGTGCCGGTGACGAAATTAAACAGCGACTGCACCGGAGTGGTTTCAGGCAGCGAGCACCACGTCTGCGAGCCCCCGCGCAAGCGAATGGATTTTTCCGTCGTGAACCAATTGTCCAGTACCAAGGCCGCGGACGGCTGCATGAAGGCCGGGTTCTCGTTCAGGATCAGGCCGCGCGTTGGCGCCGAGATGGTCTTTGGGAGAACCTGCTGCGCAACTTCCGCAGGCGCCCCAAAGCGCCGGAACTCGCGATAGTGCGGCAGCGACCTGCTCATGGCCCAGGCCCGACAAAAGTGCTCCCGGCAGGCGTCGGACCCCAATAAGCAATGGTCGCGTCGGAAGAGATCGGATAGCGGCCAACGATGATCGGCGCCGGCTTGTCATTGCCGGCTATCCGCGACAGCGCATCCTCGTAGTTGGCAAGGTCCTCGGCGTAACTCGCTCCCTTGTTCGCCTTCCACTGCCAGATCATGCCGAGCTTGAGCAACCGCTCCGGCAGCACGAAAGTGTCGGCATCGTTCAAGAATTGCGTGCCGAAGCCGCCGCTGGTCAAATTCACACAAGTGTTACGCAGGTAGTAGAATTTCGCCATCTCGGCCGGGACAACCGGCGGACCAGCACTTGATGCGGCGAGTATTGGACGAATGTGTATCTCGTTGTTGAAGATAGTCCATTCGCCAACCGGGATGGTGTGGCCCTGCAGCTCTCGACGCAGCCAATCGTCCGCGTCAGGAACGAAAGTCATCGGCGCTGTTGTGTTGGTCGATCGCCACACCTGCGAAGTCAGCAGCATGCGATGATAGTCGGCCGGCAATGGGTGATTTATTTCCCCATTAAAGCCTATGGTGCAGAGCTGACGCAGTGTCGTCCAGTCGCGCGTGTCGTAAGCAATGCGCTGTGCCATTTCATTGGCGAGCTGGACGAATTCCCAAGCAGTGCGGTCGACGTAGGGGGAGAGAAAAACGCTGCCGTTCGGTGGCCTGACGCCGACAACCGCGCAAACCTCCCTGACGACCGACTGAACCGTCATCTACCGATTTCCTGCGCCATGCGCGTCAAGGTCCGCATTGACGGATTGCCGACCGGACGCTTCCCGGTCTTCTCGATGATGAGCGCGCGCAGTTCGTCACGGCTCATGCCGATCAGCTCGGCGGCCACGTTTGGTCCGGGCGGGACCGTGCGCTCGTCCTCGCCCTCGCCGTCCTCGGGCTCTTCGTCCTCTGGCTCGCCGACGGGCTCGGGCGGAACCGGTGGCCGTACCGGGTCCTTCGGTGGTGGTTCGGCAAGACCGCCAGCCAGCTGCCTGTCTTCCTGCAGGACGCGGATCTGCGCCAGCAGGGCATCAATCTGACCCTGCTGCTTCATGATCATGGCGTCATGGCCAGACGTGGCCAGGTAGTCGATGGCCTTGTTCTTCATGTCGCGGCCGCCGATGCCGAGGTTCTTCAGCGGCTGGCCATCCAGCTCGGCGAGCGCCTCGATGGTGTAGATATTCAGTGCACGGAGCTCGGCCCGCTTCGCGTCCGTCAAAAAAGGAACATAATCGAGCGGCGTTCCTGATTTGGTCTGCTGCTTCTTGGCCAGGAACTGCTGGTATTGGCGCGGAAATCGCTCCGCATAAGTCAAGTTCTGCTGTTCGCCGGTCTCTTCGTCGACTTCCCAGTGCGATCGCTCTTGGACGAGATGCACCGTGCTGTCCTTCGAGCCGGCAATGCGGATCTCGCACACATCGGTATCCTGGAAGATCGGCCTTCCGGCCGCGATGCTCTTCCGCTCGTCCTTGAACGCCATCGTTTTGAAAAACGGCGTAATGCCTGCGGATCTGGTTCCGAGAGCCATGTAGTTCCTCCAAAAAAGCCGGGAGCCCCGAGGGCGAGGCTCCCGGTCGGCAAGACTGATTACGGGGTCGTATCAGTAAAGCGCCAGTTGAACATAGGATTAGTCATAGTAAGCTCGCCCATCCACCCAATAAATTGGGCGATTGCGTCTTTATCGATTGGCATCTGACCTTCACCCTTGAACAGTCTATCGAAGTTTCTGTTCGGGTTATATCTGATGCGCAAAGTATCCGTGTTGAGGCCGAACGTTGTGTCGTTCGGCATGTTGCTACCGATGCCACCGTCGAGCACGATTTCGGCGCGCTTGCCGCCGCCGATATACTCCAGCGACGTAAATCCGAGCTTGCCGAGACTGGTTTCATTGTTGATGCGCTGTATTGCTACTGTAGCAGCGTCATACGCGGCGTAGTGTTCCGGGGACATTATCAGTAGATCAGCGTACTGCTTGCCACGGCTTTGCTTGGTCATGACGTAGTTCAGCATCGGGCGGATCGAGGTCGATGTGACTGCCGTGCCAAGCGCCGCAGGAAGGCCGGGGAGCGTCGTGCCGGCAAGGGCCTGCGCATCGTAGGTCGTGGTGCGCCAGATCGCGCTGTTGGCCTGCGTGCGGTCAATGCCGGCATACGTGCCGGTCGCGACCAGGATCGGAATGGCTGCCGCCAGGCCGGTCAGCTGCTTGCCGCCGAAGGCCGTCCCGTTGCTGTAGATCGCGGCGTCCATGGTGTCTTCGAGCGAACGCTCCGCGGCGTCCATGTACGCTTCCAGGGTGTCGATGATCTGCGCATCGCCCTCGTTGTTGAGGATTTCCTGCATCGACAGGATCACAGGCACCACAACCATCTTGGGCGAATAGAATACATCGTTGAACAAATCCAACGCTGGGTTGAGTAACTGATCGTATCCAGAATACCACTGAGCGTCTTGCTTGTTGATCTGCAAGGTTTGGCGAATGCGCGGACCAGAATAAGTGCGCCACAAACCTTTGCGCCTCAGCACGGCCAGCATCGCGTTGTTGTTGGATACAAGATCCTCGTAGCTCGAAGACCTGTCTTCCAAGGCCATCGAGAGTACCTGATGATAGTGGACGTCAGCCTGAAGGTTAGCGAGAACGGCCATGGCCTAAACCCCTGATCTGACCCTGCGAAGGGCGGTTGATAGGGCCTCGCGATTGGATCCTGATTTTTTCGGTGTCCGATACGAGGCGGCGGCGCCATTTGTCGGGGCGCCTGAAATGGAGCGATCGATCTCGTCTCGGGTCTGAGCCGACGTGTTGCGGGTCTGAGCCGCCTGTGTTGACCCGTTGCCGGGTCGAAGCTTCATCGCGCGTTCATACGCTACATGCAGCGGATAACCGTGATCCAGCTCCTGCTTGATGAGATCGCTCCTCTCATCAAAACCAGGATGACTGTCCGCAAACTGATCGATCATCGATCGAGATTGCGAGAAGCGCTGCTGATATTGCATCTGTTGAAAGTGAGTTGCAAGCCGCTGTTGCTCCTGCTGGATCTGCTGAAGCTGGGCGTGCTGCGCCTGCGCATAATTGCCCTGCTGGGTCAGCCGGCGCTGCTCCGGAGACTGCTGCAGGTATGCGGCTGCCACGTCATGGGCCGTAACCCGGCGACCGTCCGGGTGCTGCATGCCGAGATTGTGGATGATCAGCTCCAGGCCGCCGAACAGGTCGCCGCGCAGCTTGCGCTCCATGCCGGTGTAATTGTCGAGGACTGTGCGCAGGTTGGTGCCGTCTTGGCGCGCCTGATGGTAGTAGTCTCCCACCTCCTGGAAGGCTTCGGCCACTTGGCGATATTGCTGAATGCCCTGCTCGTATTGCCGCATCACCAAATCTGTGGCGCCGCGGACGCTCTCGGGAACGCCAGCCCAGTCCGCCTTGGCAGCATCAGAAAAGCGCGGCGGCGGATCCCGGTAGGGCGCAGTTTCGGCCAGGGGGGCGTAGCGCTGGGCTGGCTGCTCCC